TGCTTGGTAGCTGCCAGCGGCGGCACCATGACCGTGACCGGCTTCAACTTGGACCTAGGCATCACGGTCACCGTTCCCGCAGCCGTAGACACACCCGGCACCGTGGCGTTGCCGTATCGGCTGCTGGCTGGCCTTGTGAGCCGCATGGACGACGGCGAGCCTGTGACGCTGTCAGACGGCGCTGTGACGGCCTCCAGCGGCTCCTATGGCCTTGCTGTGCAGGATGCGGCGGATTACCCGGCATTGCCCGCTGTGGAGGCTCCTGGCGCTGATCTGGACCTCACCGCTGGCGTGCGCGCCTGCATGGCAGCCGTCAGCACCGATGCCAGTAAGCAGATCCTGCAGGGCATTCACCTCGCCGCTGGGTTCATGGAGTCCACCGACGGCCATCGCCTCATGCGCGTGCCCGTGGCGCTGCCCGATGGGATTGACTTGGTATTGCCGGCAGCCACGATGAAGCTGCTGCAGGATCGGATGGTGACAGTAGCGGCAGCCAAGGGGCAGGCGGTCATCGATGCCGGTGATGGCATCGTCATGTACAGCCGCATCCTCGATGGCACCTATCCCAACGTGGCAGCGCTGATCCCCACCAGCTTCGAGCACGCCATGACCATGGACCGGCACCGGTTCACCCGATGCCTAGAGCGCGTTGCGTTGATCGCTGAGGCGCACAACAATGCCGTCAAGCTCACGGCCAAGGGTGGTGCGCTCACCATCACCGCCGAAGCCGATGCCAACAACGGCAAAGAGCTGATCACCTTCGAGGGCTCTGCCACTGGGTCATGGGCGTTTAACGTGCACTACCTGCTCGATGGCCTGAAGGCCATGCGATCGGCGGAGACTGTTACACTGTCAGCCAACAGCGCAACGACGCCCGTGGTGTTGCGTCCAGCAGAGCAGCCTGCTATGACCTACCTCGTCATGCCTGTGCAGGTGAGATTATGACCTCCATAAAAGATCTCAAGTCCGACCACAAAAACGCCCGCAAGCGTACAGACCGCTCAGCCAAGCTCATTGCCGAGTCGTTGCAGCGTTTTGGTGCCGCACGCAGCATTGTTATCGACGAAGACAACCGCATCCTCGCAGGCAACGGCACCATCGAAGGTGCAAAGGCAGCCGGCATCAAGAATGTTCGCGTCATCGAAACCGATGGCACCGAGATCATCGCCGTTCGTCGTACAGGGCTCAGCGAGGATGAAAAAGTTGGCCTCGCCGTAGCCGATAACCGCACCAGTGACCTCAGTGAGTGGGATCACGAAATGCTCCAGCAGCTAAGCCAGGATCACGATCTAGAGCCCTGGTTTGATGCTGACGATTTGGCCGAGCTGCTAAGCGATGACGACGCGGCCGCAGCCGATGACGACGCAAACAGCAGCAGCAGCGATTCAGGCTCTGATCCCACTCGTCTAGCCGATCGCTTTGGTATCCCTCCCTTCACCGTCCTCAATGCCCGCGAGGGCTGGTGGCAGGAGCGCAAGCGGCAGTGGATGGCGCTAGGTATCAAATCAGAGCTAGGCCGAGGCGTTGACGCCGAGGGCAATCAAAATGCAGCCCCAGGCGGTAGCCCACTGCCAGCAGCTAACTACTCAAAAACAAAAGCCAGGGGCAATGGCAGCGGTCAGGCCATCAGCGGCAAGGGGACCAATGCCTGAAAAGAAAGAGATTGGCGGGCTGCTAATGCAGTCCTGGACCTCCCACCCTGTCTTCTACCCCCAGAAACAGGCCACCGAGAAGCGGCTAGGCCGCACACTCACTACTGCTGAGTTTTTAGAGCAGCACTTCATCCCGCCTACTGACGACGCCTACAGCAGCGGCACCTCGATCTTTGACCCAGTGCTAACGGAGCTGGCTTACCGCTGGTTCTCGCCAGTTGGTGGCACCGTTCTTGACCCGTTCGCTGGCGGCAGTGTGCGCGGCATCGTTGCTAGCAAGCTGGGCCGCCAATACGTCGGCCATGAGCTACGACCCGAGCAGGTTGAAGCCAACCGCCTACAGGCTGAAACCATCTGCGCGGCCGATGAAATGCCACCCGTATGGGTGCAGGGCGACAGCAGGAACATTCACCGAACCTGCGCCGATGTGCGGGCAGACATGATCTTCTCCTGTCCTCCCTATGCCGACCTGGAGGTTTACAGCGACGACCCCGATGACATAAGCACACTCGACTACAGCGAGTTTGTTCCTGCCTACCGCGAGATCATCGCTAGGGCTGCCAGCCTCCTCCTCCCTGATCGCTTCGCCTGCTTTGTCGTTGGCGATGTAAGGGACAAGCGCGGCAACTACTACAACTTTGTTGGCGACACCATCGAAGCGTTCCGCGCTGCTGGCCTGCACTACTACAACGAGGCAATCCTTGTAACCGCTGTCGGCAGCCTGCCTATCCGCGTTGGCAAACAGTTCTCCAGCAGCCGCAAGCTAGGCAAAACCCACCAGAACATCCTCGTCTTCGTCAAAGGCGATGGAAAGGCTGCAGCGGCCGCTTGCGGTGAGTGCCAGTTTGGCGAGATTGATGCGGCAGAGGAGTTCGGGGAGGTCATGGAGTGATTCCAGACCCAGTCATTGAGCTAATCGACAACATCTACGTTGTCCGTGACGACCTCATCCCAGGTGGCACCAAGCGCTGCTTTGCTGATCGGCTCATTGCCCCCAGCACTGAGGTTGTCTATGCCTCGCCAGTCTTTGGTGGTGCCCAGATAGCCATCGCTCACGCTGCTGCTGAGCGAGGCGCCCAGGCCACCATCTTCTGCGCCAAGCGCAATAAGCCGCACGATCGAACGCTGGAGGCTTGGCGGGCTGGCGCCAAAATCGTTCAGGTGCCAAGCGGCTACCTAAGCAACGTCAAAGCCAAGGCGCGGGCGTACTGCGAAAAGACCGGCGCAATCATGCTCCCCTTTGGCCTTGAAACGCCTACCGCCTTTGCTGCAATAGCTGATCGAGCACGGCTGGCAACTGCTGGCGTCGGTGCCGTCGATCAGGTCTGGTGCGTTGGCGGCTCAGGCGTCCTCGCCCGTGGGCTACAGCAGGGCATAACGGCCGGCAGCTTTCACGTTGTCCAGATCGGCCGCAAGCTAAGCAACAAAGAAGCTGGCAAAGCCAAAATCTATGAACACCCTCTCGACTTTTCTCAGGACGCTAAAATCATCCCACCGTTTCCTAGTTGCTCTAACTACGACGCAAAGTGCTGGGAATACATAAAGCGGCACTCATCTGGTCGGGTTCTGTTTTGGAATGTGATGCGATGACTACGCAATCAGCACAGCTCCCACTTAGAACGCATTGCGTCCAGGCCCTCCTCGATCAGCTGCTCAGGGTCGCGGCCGATCTGGCGGTAGAAGCTAGGGCGCTGGCTGGCCTCCCATGCCCTAGTGATGGCGTCCTTTTCTGTTCCCAGCTGCGGGAACCGCGCCGCGATGCGCAGCGCACCCAGCAGATCGCCTGTAGCCCAGCGGGTTTTGAGTTGGCTCAGCTTTGTTTCCATATGCCTCTGAAGGGGTATACACCTATCTTGGGGGGTACGCCCCCGATCCCGCAAACCCCTCCAGAAATCATCCGATTCCTCCCCCATGGCTCCTAGACGCGGTCCCAAACAGGAAACCCTGGAGCGAGCCGAACGTTTCGCTCGAATCATCGCTAACGGCGGCCGTCGTTCCGATTGCGTCCGCTATGCCGGGGAGCACTGGGGGGTAAAAGCTGATGCCTGCGACCTTTACCTACGCCTTGCTAGGGAGAAGCTCAAGGCTGATTGGGACATCGAACGACCACAGATGGTCGCTGACCTCCTCAGCCAGTGCAGCACCCTTCAAATGGAAGCCCGTCGCGCTGGGCAGTTCCACATCGCCCTTGGCGCCATCAATACCGCTGCCAAGCTGGCGCAGCTCTGCTCGTGAGCATCCTTGCCATTGCCCGTGAAGGGCATGTGCTGCAGCAGCTCAACCACGGCGGTGAACTGACTGATGTAGACAGCCTGCTGGCACGCATCCGTGCAGACCTGCACCCTGGGCAGCTTGCGTTTGTTGATGACACCGCAACGCAGATCATCGGCATCAGTGCTGGCTATGGCGCGGGTAAGACCCGAGCGCTATGTGCCAAAGCGGTGATGCTGGCCGCGGCCAATCAGGGCTTCATCGGCGCGGTGATGGAGCCCACTGGCCCGTTGATCCGGGACATCTGGCAGACGGACTTCGATGACTTCCTTGATGCCTATGGCATCCCGTACACGTTCAGGGCCAGCCCGCTGCCGGAGTACATGCTGCACCTACCGGGCGGTGACACCAAGATCCTGTGCCGCAGCTTTGAGAACTGGTCGCGCATCATCGGCTTGAACCTTGCATGGGTGCTCGCTGATGAGATCGACACAGTGACGCCCAGCATTGCCAACAAGGCGTTCCCAAAGATCCTTGGCCGTTTGCGGTCGGGCAATGTCCGGCAGTTTGGTGCGGCATCGACACCCGAGGGGTTCCGATGGATGTGGAACACGTTCGGCAGCGACGAAGCAAAGCAGCGCGTTGATCGCAAGCTGATCAAGATGCGCACGGCGGACAACCCGCACCTGCCGACGGACTTCATCGAGCGGCTGGAAGCCAACTACGACCCGAGCCTGCTGCGGGCGTACCTCGACGGTGAGTTCGTCAACCTGACCACTGGGCAGGTGTATGACCGGTTTGACCGGGCGAAGCACGTCATCACCGCCGTGCCTGACACCAGCAGGGAGCCGCTGCGCATTGGCGTGGACTTCAACGTTGGCAACATGTCTGCGGTGATCGCCGTGCGGATTGGCAACGGCCTGATGGTGATCGACGAGATCGCCGGCGCGCATGACACCGATGCCCTGGCGCAGGAGATCCGCAGGCGGCATCCGCAGCAGCAGATTTACGTTTACCCAGACGCGAGCGGCGGCAGCCGCAGCACCAACGCCAGTCAGACCGACATCCAGATCCTTGAGTCCTACGGCATGTCGAACCAGTCACCACGGAGCAACCCGCCAGTCCGTGATCGAGTGGCAGCCGTGCAGGCGCTGCTCGAGAACGGCAAGGGGCAGGTCCGATTGCAGGTGGCCGAGCGCTGCAAACGGGTGACCGAGTGCCTCGAGCTTCAGTGCTACAGCGATAAGGGCGAGCCGGACAAGGACGCAGGGTTCGACCACATGAACGACGCGCTCGGGTACTTGGTATGGCGTGAGTTCAACCCCTTGCACGCTGGCGCTGGCCGCGGCACTGGGGTGAGGCTGTATTGAGGTTTGCAACAAAGGCGCACCACGGCGAACCATGGTGTAGGATCAGTGCATCGGGGGCAGCGGTCCTCCACTCGGCAGCCCAGAGGCTGCGCTTCAGGTGCACACTTCAGTCCTTCAGCTCAAGCGCATGGCCATCGAGACCGGCACCACGATGTGGCACGACGGCTTGACGGTTACGCCTGAGGGAATGTTGGTCATCTGTGGCCGCCGTTGCACCCTGAACGAGGCGATCATGTACCTCGGCAATCGGGCTGTCACCCGCGCCAAGAAGCCCGACTAAGCCCTTCGGGGCTCCTACCATCCCAACCATGACCACCAACACCATGATCAACCGCATCGCATCTCTGGTCCTTCTGTTCATGATCTACGCCGTTGGCGTCAGCATGGGCCGTGATCAAGTCGCCGAAGCCCATCACAACCATCCCGCCTGCCATCAGGGACTGAAGCCGTAAACTGACACCATTGTCACTAGCTAGCGGTCGTGTACACAGGCTTCAACGCATACGACCGGCCGCTAGCACAGCGCACCGTCACCAAGGTCAACGACCCGAACACGACTTGGTTCGCACAAGAGCCACATTGGATCCTGATCGAGGATCTGCTGCAGGGCACCTACGGGATGCGCAAGAAGCATCGCCGCTACTTGCCGCAAGAGCCAAGGGAGCAGGACGAAAGTTACGACAACCGCCTAGCCCGTAGCGTCTGCCCGCCGTACTACATCCGCCTTGAGCGGATGCTGGCTGGCATGTTGACCCGTAAGCCCGTGCGGTTGGATGACACCGCTGACGTGATCCGCGAGCAATTATTCGATGTCGACCTGCAAGGCAATGACCTCAACGTCTGGACCTATGAAGCAGCCCGAAAGATGGTCCGTTATGGCCACGTTGGCACACTGGTGGATGCACCTGCTACTGGGGGTAGACCCTACTGGGTGACCTACACGCCGCGGCAGATCCTTGGCTGGCGCACCGAGACGCAAGAAGGCAAGCAGGTACTGACGCAGCTACGGCTGGCCGAAGTGGTCACCGTGCCCGATGGCGAGTTTGGCGAGAAGGCTGTTGAGCAGATCCGGGTGCTGACGCCTGGCGAGTACCGCATACACCGCAAACAAGACAACGGCGACTTCACCGTCGTCGATGAGGGTCGCACCAGCCTGAGCGAGATTCCGTTCACGATCGCCTACGCCCAGCGCCATGCGTTCATGGAGTCGCGGCCGCCGCTGGAGGACATCGCCGAGCTGAACCTGAAGACC